CACCAATACCAATTGTATCAATCTTCATATACTCATCGTCAATTCTGATAATATCACCAGAGAAGAACGAAGAGATACCTGCCATTACAATGAAGTCTGTACCAGTGTCGATGCTGGTTGTAAGACCTGTGTTGATTGGAGACTGAATCAGTGGACTCTGGATGTTATTGTCCAGAGTTACAATCATCTTAGAGTTCAGATTTTGTGAGGTGAATGTGTGAGTGGTTCCAACACCAACTGCAGTGATATCAAGAACAGTAGGAACAGTTTGAAGAGCCTCAGTTGCACTTGCAGCGACTTTGAACTTGTTCTCTGCAATCTTGACCGCATAAACGGTTGATGGAAGTTTATCTGTTGTACCAAAACCAACAATAGAGGTTGTTCCGATACCGATACTCATTGTTGTACCAGCACCAGTTGGTGTGTATGTCAACCTTTCACCAGTATTGAAGAAGTGATTGTTGACAACGAACAGATTATTAGTTACATCTACAACAGCTGGATCGGAAGAATCAAATACCTTGTGGAATACTGAATCTCCTGCGTGTTTCAGATTAAATGAGAGTGCAACATCATTTTCTGTACCGGTGTAGCTACTATCTTCAGATCTAAGAGATGAATTGGTGAACGTGGTAACTCCGGCAGGGAATCCAGTTTCGGTAAAGTTGTATTGAAGAACTTTAACGGTTACGTCAGTGTTGGATGGTGGAGTAAGTCTCAATTCTACATCAGGGCCAGTGGCAGAATAACCAACACCGATTGTTCCAATACCGGATCCGTTAAATGTATCAAAATATCCAAATTCACTGAAGTAAACATTAGCGTTATCGTGAATCATTGTGACTTGTGTCACAGCAGATCTATTATTAGTAGTATCCTTAATTTCTACCAAACAATCTGCTGCCTGATAAGAACCAGATGAGAATCCACTGATTCGTGTAGATTGTGGTGTGGTTGTAGAAGCAATCGAGGTAGTCGTTGTAAGAATTTCCGTACCACCAATGGTGATACTGCCAATTCCAGAGGCTGAAGAATCGAGAGATGTTTGATGAATTCTCATCGTGACACCAACTCCAGCGACTGGAGTAAAGTAGACACTCGCAATACCAGATCTTACGTCAGCACCAAAAGTTCCAAGACCAACGCTTGGTGAGTTGGTGATCGATGTATTCTCATTGATCATTTGAGCATAATCAAGAAGATATACTTCACTGCCGTCTTGATGAACAACCAACTCATTTACTTGACTTCTTTGATCACCTGTGAGTTCATTTGTGAGAACAAACAGTTTTGAAGTTGTAGTGGTTGTTGTTCCAAATCCAACAACTTGTACTGGTGATGGATCGGTAGAACCAATACCTGCAGCACTAGAAATAATCTTGTAACCAGATCCAATTTCTGTAGAACCAATACCAGTGGTTGTGTTTGTATTGGTAAAGAGTCTTTGTTGTAAGATTCTCAGTGCATAATTATTGACTTTTGATTTAGCTGGTAAGAAACGCAACGATCCACTTGTTCCATTGATACCAAAGTCGAAGGTTCCAAGATCGATTGCAGTTTCTACTCTACCGAAAGGCATTACATAACCAACAGAACCATCGTGCAGAAGGTTAACTTGGATAATTTCTTTTTCACCAGAGAAACGAGTATCAAATGCCATTACATAGAACTTACCACCACTCACTTCATTAATATCAAACGTTGCGATGTCTGAATATGCTGTAGACCTTGGTTCATCATTGAACTGAGAACTTACACTGTCAATCGACAGGGCTCTATTGGTCTTGGCTTCAATGTAATCTGTAAGAATTCTTCCATCAAAATTAATTTCATCGGAAGCAAGTTCACCACCGATAATAAGAGAGTTTTCTGATACGAGGTCAAAATCATATTTCTTATGAAGTGACTCATTTTCACTGATCAGGTCTGCGACAGTTACAACAACATCCGAACCAACTCCAGGTCTTCCAGAAGCTCTGTTCTTATCATCTGTAGAAGCAATAGATACCAAACTGATGTCAGCAAAGTTCTTGAATCCGACAACGTGACCAAGACTATTGACTGGATCTCTCCATCTAGTATATTGAATTGGACTCTCCAGTGAATATGAGAAAGTCTGATAGTAGTCATTGTCCTGCAGTCTCTGCAGTTCATCATTCAGTTTACCAGTTTCTTTCTGCCATCCATTTTTGACTTCAGATGTTGGATTTACGCTGAAATATGAATCAAACTTGATTGTTTCTTGAATGATTGCAATAGACTTTGAGGAAAGTCCATTAATAGATTCACCAACTGCAAATGAATCATTCGAAAGGATCTTAAGATACTTAGTCTTCTCATTCCAGGAAACAACAGTTCCATTCTTGTCACCAGTGCTTACAGTCTCTCCTTCACTGAAGTTGTTTGGAACAACTGAAACATCAAATACAGGCAGATCTTCGAAAGGAATAACTCTACCTGAGGAAGATGGGCCACTAAAGATGCCAGGACTTGTTACTGAAGAATCAAGATTATATGATACGGTTGCATTTCCACCACCAGGGTTAGTGTTAACTCCAGTAATCGTGAAATATCCATACTCGTAATCAGATGAGTTGTATCCACTACCAGTGGAACCAATACCAATGTTCTCTACGTAGATTTTTCTACCGAGAGTGAATGGATAGTTAGAATTGGTGAACGTACCATCAAGAGTCAGAGTAACAAGTCTATTTGAACTATTGTATGAAAGATCAGTGACTCTTACACCATTACTATTATTAGTTGACACCACTCTTGGATCGGTGTCATAAAGGTTTTTGGTATTTCTTATGATATTGACTTCTGACACGGAGGTGCCTTGAATCTCAGTGAAGGCTTCAATGTCGGTGTTGACAGTTCCAGTTACTCTATCAATAACCACAATGGATGGTGGTTGAGTATAATTTTTACCACCAGATGTGATGCCGATATTTGAAATACTGGAGAGTCGGTTCAGTCTTATAATTTGTGGTAACTGAACTGATGGTTCGATAGTTTTGTCTGGAGAGTAGTCAAAACCAATATTTTTGATAGTATAGTTTCTAAGTTTGCCGATACTCTCACTGGAAAGTTTGATAATACCACCAACACCCTCAGTGGATGCGATAGATGTAACAACAGGAAGGCTCTTATATCCCTTTCCACCAGAGACAATCCTCAAGGCATCGATTTCACCAGATACTCTTGTAGAAGTAGTAGAATACTTCAGAGTAGTTGCTTCATTGATGGTATACGAATCTCTTTCTGGTTTAACTGGAATATTGAATGAGAACGTCGTACTACCAATACCCGAAACAACGAACGATCCATTATATCCACTATCAGATACATTCAATGTCGAATGATTGATTACATCAGTATCGATGACTGGCGTCTTCTTGGTATCTGCAATAATGTCCAGATTAACTGGATTGAGTTTATAGAAAATTTGTTGTGGGCTGTTTTCTGTGAGTGAAAGATTAACTACCGCAGTGGTTGTTACACCAACAGTGCCAACGCCAGATACTTGGAATCCAGTCTCTTCTGGATTTGAGTAGTATGGTTTAGTAAAATTAGTATCTCTATACAGATTAAAGTCAAATACCTTTCTTCTCTTGCCAGAAACTGTTTGTCCCAGAGATGTATCTGATACCGCAAATCCAACATTGTAACCACGAACAACGTCAATCTTAGGATTGATCAGACCAACTTCATGATCGGAACCAGTAGAGGTAATTCCAATAACATCGGGAATAATTTTCTGTGATTTGTAGTATGTCTCGGCAAGTCTAAAGTTATCGTTGTCATCTCTTACAACAAAGTAAATCTCGTTGTTTACCAGTGGTAAAGCTGGATTTGTTGAGGTGTAGAGAAGTTTGTCACCAGTATTGTAACCGTGATTCGAAATGGTAATGGTATAGGAAGATGTATTGATGCCAGAAGATCCAAATGTCTTTGGATTTACAATGGTTCTCTTAGTAGTATCATTATACTTCACATAATATGAAGTAGTGATTCCAGGAGTTAGTGAAACATTGATTCTATCATTTTGAAGTAATCCATGAGCTTCCTTACAAACGATAGTGCCTACAACCTTCTCTACAAATCCAGTGACCTCAGTCTTTTGTGGTTTAAAGCTATGAACTTCACCGTCACCATATCCAGTAAAGAATAGTTGATATGCCGTAGATCCAATACCAGTGATGGCTCCAGTGGATCCAATACCTAATGGATTAGTTGAAATACCAAGAAGATCCTTTCCACCGTTGATTGCATAAACAATTGAATTGTTTGGAAGAGTGAAAGTGGAGATTCCGTTATAAACTTGAATTGAAGTTCCTTCACCATTAGAATATTGAAGTTTCTGACCACTGAGGAATCCGTGATCTGGCAAGTAAATATTTTGTGTTGGAATGAACTTGGAGGTCGTGCCACCACCAACTACTCTGTATGAGTATGATACAGTAGAACCAACTCCAACACCTGTTGTAGACCCTAGGGCAAGGCTCTCAGAGGGGTTAAAGTAGTATGGTACATTTCTCTCAGTAATGACATTGGTGTTAATTCCAATGTTGAAATTGATAGTTCTGTTCAGAACAGTTACCAGAGAAGTTCCAGTGTGTGCTGTGCCAAGGACACCATCAAATTCTCTCTTAACTCTGAGTTTGTTATTGATTTGATCAACATTCAGAACCAACATTCTTTCTGTTGAAATTCCAATAACATCATTAGGAGCGACGTTTGATGGTTGGAGGTTGCCACTTACAGAGATGTTGGTAACAATACCAGTTACAGATGTCGATCCAATACCGGAGTTAAGAATCAGGAATGAAGTATTAAATCCAATGTTGTGTCTTCCATCCAGTTTCTTGAGAGAATCTGTGGACAAACCAGAAACTGTGATATTGTCACCAACTGCCAGACCGTGTGGTTGGCTAGAGAATCCAATTACACCACCAGTGCGGTTATTATATTCAAATACAACATTATCAATTCTGACGACGGTAGAAGCGATAGAAACAACATCAACACCACCAACTCTAGAAATCTTAGCATCAAATCCATTACCACCATCAGTATTTCCAATAACCAAACTTTCGTTTACACGATACCCAGTACCTGCGTTTTCAATCTGATATCTTTCAACACTACCAGGGGAAGCATAGTTAACTTCCGTCTCTTGTTTTATGAGTTTTCTACTGTCATAAACACCTTCATATGTAGCTCCTCTGCTGTCCAGTTTGTATGGATACGTGTTTCTCCTGAGTCTTAAATCATTGATATTAATATCTTGATTGTTTGTCTCAACAAAATTCCATTCATCTGGTTTTGCAGCAAATTTATCACCAATCAGATATGGGAACTTAGGAGAACGGAAGTTCTTGAAAGTTCCACTCGTTTCGTTTCTATCAGGATCAATAGTTGCAAAGTATGCATAGACACCTTGTGGGTAATCTGGGGTGATGCAGAAACGACCATTATTTCTATCAAGATCACCGTTTCCAATAAACTCATAGTCTTCAATGAAGAATCCAAGTTCAAAAAGACTCAGTGGTGGGCCATTTTCTCTGGAGGTCTTGAGAACATATCCAGAACGCATTGCGCGAACACTTCCACCATCTTTTCTGTCATATCCATATGGGCCGTAGATTGGGTTGCCATCATATGCCCAACCAATGATTGGTGAGTGTTTTGTTGATACCTGTTCGGAGTTATTGAGAATTACAAGGTCATCCTGAGCATAGTCAAGAGTTCCATCACTATTCTTCTGTTTGAGTGTTTTTCTTAACTCTCTGGGAACATAAAGTGAAGTGAACTTGATACCATCATCATTATCACCTCTTGTCAAGAATCCATCATCGGTGGTGAAAATATCTTTATATCTTTGTACGTTGTCAATGTTCCAACTCTGAACTTTCGTGAGGAACTTAACGCCAGCGCCTGGAATAACTTCCGATACGGAAACCTTAGAAGTTGTATATCCAACACCGCCATTCGTGACGGTTACATTGGTAACTCTACCATTACCAATCTGAGAAATAACTTTTGCACCAACACCATCACCAAAGATCGTGAGATCTGGTGTAGAGGTATATTCGGTTCCAGAATTTGTAATGATTACAGATTGGACTTTGCCATTCTGAACGATGGCTTTGTATTCTGATGAAGAACCAGAAGATACTCTAACTGTTGGTGGTGTAGTGAAATTAAAGATTGTAGACGAGCCATAACCGATGCCAGACCGCTCTACGTTGATTGAGGTGATACTACCCCGTACAATAGGATTAACGATTGCGTGGTAGTTTTCTGGAGATGCGGTATTGATACCGATCTTTCCTTTTACGTTGACTGTAATTGGAGGATAGTTGAATACGTGATCACCAGAACCAACGGAGGTCAGTCCAACATACTGTTTTGTCTTATAATTAACATCTGACAGGGTGGTTCCGATTCCTGCAGCAGCCAGTCTGAATCGATTATCATTGATCTTGATTACATAGTAATCTTGATTGGTATCCAATCCACCAATCTTTACAGTATCATTAGAATATCTAATTAACTCTCCATCACTAAATCCATGACCTTCATACTCAATATAATCTGAATAAGTGTTGATTCCTGCAGATGGTACGAGTCTTCTCTTGTTCTCATATCCTTCTCCAGGATTATCAATAATAATTTGACTGAGAATCTGTTTTTTGTTCAAACTCTCAAATCTTTGAATACCATCAGCAAATGATGTGATATCAAGAAGATTGGATCTTGTCAGAGCATCATTTGAATTGTTTGCAAGTCTAATTGTTGACGCATCGACTTTTGCAACATAATAAATCGATTCATCAACCAGTCTGGTGCCACCAGAGAGTCCGATAGATCCAGTATTTCCAAAGGTCTTGTAGATTACAGCTTCGCCATCTCTAAACTTGTGGAAAGTAGTGAATCCAATGGTATTATCTAAAAGATTGATTCTTCCACCAGTGGATGATGCATCAAAGTCAATAAAATGATCTGCGAGTTTTAGAATAGATCTTGCAATCGCGTTTTTACCATTACCGCCATTGATTTCAATGACAGGAGGCTCGACGTAATCAAATCCAGGATCAATAATATCAATTCTTTCAAAAGAACCTCTAACATTAGCTGTTGCAGTAGCACCAGCCCCAGCAGATGTGCCAGTTTCAATAGTTACTGTGGGTGGAGTGATGACATCATATCCAGAACCACCTTCCAAAACATCAATGGACTCAATACCACCAAAGAATACAACATCACCAGACTTATAGTTGAGAACTTCTGTACCATTAATAAGAAGACCTGTTGTTCCTGGAATGGTCTCATATTCTTTACCATCAAAGTTTGGATTAAGGGAAATTCTCTTTAAAAGTTTTTGGTGTTCAAGTTTTTTGTTGGCAAGAACTGGAACAGAAATCTTAAATGAACCTGTTCCTGATGCATCAACATAAGTGCCATTTACAAGATCTGGAAGAGAGTTTGCAAGACGAATCTCATTGGAACTTACACGATTTACGAAATAATTTTTGCCATCTTCAAGATCTCCAAGAAATCCACTGATGATATTAAATGTTACGACCTCACCAGAATAGAATCCGTGGTCTTTTGCACCAGAGGTAACCTGAATAAGTTGAATAATATCTCCACCAGTTCCACCGGTCCAAGAAATAGAACGATCAGATGCGGTGATTGGTTCTTGTCCAAGACTTGGAATTGAAGGAGAAGCTACATAAACGTGAGGATGTGGTGGAACTACATTTGGATTTCCACTATCGTGATCATAAGTGTTTTGAACGTCTGTTGTGTACTTGGTAATATTATCGTGAACGGTACTGTTTCCTCTGTTGATTCTTCTTCTTACAAAGGAAACATTGGATGGGTCAATACCAAGTAACTCACCAAGAGTAAAACTTTCTCTTCCCGTTATATCAGAGATTTTACCAGTTCCAAGAATATCGGAATCTGAGTTAAGAACTTCAATGAAATCGCCTGTTACAAAGTCGTGAGGAGAAGCCGTGACTACAGAGAATGCTGACGAAGAAACTCTAGTAAATGAAGTTGGTGTATGTTTTACACAAACGTTGTGAATCCAAGAGTTGAACTTAACGTCCTCAAAACTCTTATTGACTCCAAGAGTGCCTACTCTGATTTTATCTCCCTTGTTAAAATAATACGATTTTGATGGAATTTCAAAATTTGAAAGAACACCAGTAATCAGAACTTCAATTTTATTTGTTGCATTACCTGCAGAATATCCATAAGCTACATTTCCATATCGAACTTCATCAGAAACCTCATATGCAGAGGTCATCGTGGCCAAACCAACAAACTGGTTAGCGTTCTTACTGGAATACGTTACGATACCAATATTAGAACCATTTACGAGGTTTAGAGTACCACTTGTTGGGAATCCTACCGTAGAGTCAACTGTGACGACCGTGGCACCGATTGAAACTGCGTTTGTGATTCTTGTTCTACCAGGAATGATAAACTTCCCTTCGATAGACTCTTTAGAAACACTAACTTGGTAGTAATTCTCTCCACCATACAAGAATTCCTTGACATCGGAGATAGCACCAGAACCACCAGTGATGGTGTCATCCTTATCATCTTTATCTTGGAACAAACTTGACCCTTTCAGAGCTCTAGGGTCTCCAGTGATTGCTTTTACAACAAAATCTTGTGTGACACTATAGTCTGCGTCCGATGGTCTCAGAAGAAACTGAGATGGCTTGATAATATTGACTTCTTCGCCATATAATGCTCTGAACAGGATTTTGTAGGATTCTTCAGTACCTTTGGTTTTGTAAAAATCCTTAATTTGACGAATAAATTTAACTTCGTCAACATCACCATCCAGAGTTCTGTTCTGGAACCCATTTGCGAAGGTTGTTTTGAGTTTATTAAAGAATTCTTGTAAAAACAGGTTGGACAGGTTATAAACCTTGGTTCCACCAGTGTGAGCTGCACCAACGGTTGACTTAAATGACAACAGATCTGGTCTAGTACTTCTTTCTAAAGCATCTACACCACTAAATCCACGAATACAACCAGTGAACGACGTTGTTCCAATGCCAGTGTAGGTGATGATCTCATCATCGATTTTTAAGAGACCATATTTCTCTGGCCAACCTTTTGTCGTCTCGACGTAGATTGTAGTAGAGTATGATTGAGCGTCTGTAGACAGGCCAGTGTACTCTGTAAGCGCTGCCCCGACGTATGTCTGTAGTTTTGTATATCTATCAATATTTTCACCAATGTCAACCGTACCACCCTGATATTCTTGTGAAACATAATATTGTTTCATAAACTCCACAAAAAGTGGATTGTCAGCTTGAACAAACTCAGGTAACTGATTCTCGATTACCTGACTGATTTTGACTCTTTGAATAGAAGTGTCGATCATTTATATTTTTCCCGCTGTTTTATGAATAATAGTTGGATGTGGACTTGGTTATTAAATTAGCGACTGCAATGTTTGATGTTGCAGACGACGAAACGGTTGTAAGTGCCGTTGATGCTACCGTTGACTTCGAATTTCTAACATAAGTTGGTACGTTGTAACTTGACTCTCTGGTGAATCTAGATCCAGAGGTATTTTCTCCAGAAGAGATAATATCCTGAATCATCGTCACAGTTGTGTTTGTCATATCAAGTCTCACATACAAGTCACGTAACCCAATCACGTCATTGGAGTTAGGAATGGCTTGTACTTCTACCACATTGTTAGAAATTGTGGTAGAAAGAATATTTACAGTATCTATAAGAATTTCACCGATGTCATATTTGACGGTTCCTGCGTTCTTCTTGATGATATTAGGTGTTCCTCCTTCCGTATATGTAAAGAAGAAGATACTACCATTGTTTTTATCAACTACCTCATCGGCCATATAGACCATATCGGTGATACCATTAATTTTGAACCCCGTAGAGGTAATGTTATATCTGGATTCTGCAACGTGGAATCTGTTTCCAAAACAAAGTTCATATTGTGCGAATTGACCAATCTCTGCATTGAGATTTCTTCTCATCACGACTCTGGTGATGTTTGAAGTGATGGATGCATCGACTCCATCGATCAAAGTTTGTGATTTACTATACTTAAATCTACCACCAAACTTATTCACATCAATCGAACGTGAATATTGAGTCAATGCGCTGGTAACAATTGTCTTCAGGTTATTTGGATCATCACTGAAGTTTGTGTTATAATAGACGAATGATTCAAGCTCAACATAGAGATACTTGAGGTCAACAAATTCAGGTACAATACCTGCAACTGCATAACTTCTCAGTTTTTGAATCAGTTCTCTCTTGGTATTGTCTGATAAGAAGTCACCATTTCTTGGTTTTGCAGAAATAAAGACTTTTCCGAATCTTGGTGGAGTCAATTCTTCGCCACCGTATGCGGCTACTGACTCAATGTTGGGATAAATGTATGCCAGAACCGCCTCATAGTCTGATGCAGTGACTGCACGGTACTGTGAAGAGTAAATTCTGGGTGCGTAGTACTTAATTGACGAAATTGACTCAATATCATCACCATCTCTTGCGGTTTGAGTCGTTGTGACGAGTGAAATGTTGTCCGCATCAATCGTACCACCGTCCTGATTGATTAAATTACCGATAAAACTGAATTCTGCAGCTCCATTTCCTTCTCTTCCAGAAGTTGTGATGTAAGTAACGTTAATATAGTTCTCATTTGCAAGTTTTTTCCCGATTACACCGTCTCCGAACAGAATTTCGTACCTTTCATCCTCAATTTCTTGTAAAAGATAGGATGGAGACGTTGATGTAATCCCAATAATGTTGTCAAGTTGTTTATAAACGACCGAAGTTGATGAATTTTGGTTCGTTTTGACCTTTACGCGCAGAGTTGAAGTGTCAATGAACGAATTTGGGAGCAAATAACGTTGATTGAACTGTGCCGTGTTGACTGTAAAGTTCTGAGAGATGAATAATCCCTCATAAATCTCAATATCGGTGAATCTTGCGACTCCATCAACGACATTTACGGTGATATCTTCGGGAAGTGAGAAAATAAAACTGGTATTTGCTGCAACACCATTGCAAACCAGTCCAGCTTTCAGTGTCAGAGTCACTGTTTCGGTCAAATCAGTGACAATGAAGGAAATTTTTGCTCTAGCCGAACGTCTTGAACGTGGAACGTATCCAATATTACGTGCAAGCGATACGACGTTTTCTCTTAATGTAGCGGAATCGAGAAAACTTTCGTTCGCCGCCATATTTGTGTTGTAGGCGGTGATGTAAGTATTATATGCAAGCGCATCCAGAATGATCGAAAGGTTCGATCCTTCGAAATCATAGTCAGTAAAATTCGAATTCGCCCTCAAATAGTCTCTGAGGGACGTTTTGATTTGATCAAAGTCTAAATTAACGTACTGACCGAAAGCCATTATGTTCTAGCTGGGAAGAGAATAACGTCTACTGTTTGAGTAGGAACAGGAAGACCCACAATATCATACTGAACAGTCGCGTACATATCGTTACTATCAGCATCAACTGTCACAGCAACCTCTAAATTATCGACTCTAGGTTCAAAATTAGTGATTGCTGACCTGATTTGTTCTCTAATACCAATGGCTTCGATAGAAGTATTCAATTCAAACAACGATGAGTTGATGTTTGTACCGAAAATTGGTTCAAAAGGTTTCTCGCCAATGATGGTGAGGACAATATTCTGTACAGAACGTTTAATGGCATCCTCATTTTTGATCGCAATAAGATCATTCGTCACTGGGTGACGTTTAAATGATAAACTAATGTCTCTGAACGATCTAGAAACGGATGCCACGTATACAATCTGGTCTAACCTTTTTATATTTAGTCTCTAATTAGAGCACTTGTCTACCATATGTGGGTTCAGTTCCGTACTCCCAGTCGTCATAATCTGCATCATTACGAATTTTTTCGTGCAAT